TCTACCTCTTTTTTCTTTCTTCTCTACATCTTCCTCAGTCTCATCATCTAATGCATCTAAAATATCATTAGCTGATTCTACTTCTTTTTTTTCTTTTACTTCTTCTTTAGCTTCTGGCAAAGCATCTTCTAAATCTTTAGTCTCTTCAGTTTCTGCTTTTACAGGTTCTTTTTTACTTAGATCATCTACACCATCTTCATCTACATCTGCAAATGAGAAATCAGCTTTTTTATTTAATCCAGATAAAATATTAGTTTTAGATTTACTTTCTTCAGGTAATGTTACATCACCAGCACTTGGAGCACCGTTAAAGATCTCATCTAAGTTAATATCTAATGTTTCTACATTGCTATTCACAGCAGCTTCTTTTGTATTCATAATATTGTTGGTTTTAATATTTAGTACTTATATATACAATATAATAAAAGTTTAGCTATACTACAATAGATAAACTTTTATTATTTTACATTTATGCAAAGTTTTTTGCAGTATATAGCTAACGTCAATTATTTCTTATCAGATTTTTTAGAATCTTTAACATCGTATTGATTTTTGTTAGTTCTTGCAATTTGTAGATCTTTGTTTGCAACATCTCTTGTTGCTGCAATTTTTTCTCTTTCAACTTGAAGTCTTGCAGATTCCATACTACCTTTCATTGCCATTTCATCACGCTTAAGATTTGTTTGTTCTTGGAACCTTGTAGTTTCTCTAATATCTTTCATTGCATCTTGATAATCAGATACTTGATTTTGATTTATATCTACTTGTGCTCCAAAACCTGCCGATCTAATCTCAGCAATAGTAATATCATTTTGTCTGTCTTTGGCGTTTTCTTGCATTTCAACCTGAAGCTTTTGCTGATCTTCTTGTGCTTTAGCTTTAAGTTGTTGTTCTTGCATTTGACGTTGTTGCTGCATATCTTGAGTTCTTTGTTGCTCAAGTCTGTTTTCTGAGTCTTTTAAGATATCTGTTATTTCAGATATTGAATCAGCTTTAACAATATTACCAAGCTCATAAATTGATGCTCCTGTAGTATTGTTAGTTAATGCCATTTGCTTGAGTTGTTCTAAAACCGCTCTGTGATTAGTTTTAGTAGTTGCAAATACATTAAAATCTCTAAGTAATAGATCAGTACCATTCATAGTAAAATTAACCTTCTGAGCCTCTGTAGAGATGTAAGATAATCTAAGACTTGGGTTAGTACTATTATAATACTGAGCTAGGTCAGTTCTCATTTGATGCACTCTAGGCATTAAATGATCTGAATGTTGTACAAAATATATTTCTGTTTGTGCATATGATTGTTGCATAGCATTTACTACACCTGTTGCAGTTTCTGCAGATACAGCTCCACCTAATCGTTGTGGATTAATACCAATAGAATCAAAACATTGTTGTTTGAAGTAATTTGCTAATTGTATTCTAGACATTAATCTGCTAGTCTGCTCCATGTTTAGAGTCTGATAGTGATTAAAGTTTGTAGCATTTTCTGTATTAGTAATAGATGTATCTAAAGGTAACATGCTAAAATCTTTCATAGCAGTATATGCTTTAGCATAATTGTTTTTACCCCAATCTTCTCCCATTGAGTGACGTGGTAAAGCATTCTGATCAAACATTATTACTGTTCCTAATTCATCTATTAAAATGTCCGCAATCTGGTTATTAACCATGTTGTATCCAACTTGATAAGCTTTCATTAAATCTACTAAAGATGTTGATCTAGTATTTCTATCAGAAAATACTCTACCCTCTACGGGTAGTTTACAACCATACAAAGAATTTTCACCTTTAAATTGAAAAGGTAATCTACCTGGTTTATCCCTATTAATACCTAGATATATAGGATTAACATTGTCATCCATTGTAGTTCTCCACATGGCAGGTACATTAGGGCCAATTTTTACTCCACCCCATGTTTCATTTATCCAAATCCATTCAACATGTTCACCTTGAAGTAATGTATCTTTAGATTTGTTCTTAAATATTGATGTATCATAAACTGGTTTTTCAGTTATTTTAAATGATTCATCTATTATTTCTTGAGTTACTTCACCATCAAATTCTATTTTAGTTAAGTGACCTACTTTTCTTTGAGTCTTCCAATAAATTGTAGATACTCTCATTAAGTTACCATCTCCCCATTGTTCAAGATCTTCACTTTGAGAAAGTATTTGAGTAAGTATATCTCCTCCTTTTACTGGATCTGCCATGTAATTACTTGCATATTGTCTGTATGCTAAACCTGGCATATTTGTATTCCACTCATGAGATCTTGTAGCATCATAATATGATCCATCATTTTGATAACCATTAACTTGATATTGTGCAGAACGTGCTGGGTATATTCTTTGTAAAGATGATAGTTGTCTTTCATCCATTAAATAACCATACTTATCTACTACATCAGATACAGTCATTAGATCAACTTTACCTACATAGTTAGAGTCAGCTATATATCTTTGATCTGGTGATTTTTGATAAAATGTTAATACTGGATTCCATAACTCTACATCATAGTCATCCTCTAACATGCGGAAATGCCAAAACTCTCTATCAGAAATAAGCATATCACGAAATCCTCTTTCTTCTAGCTCATGCATTTTAAATCTTTCCTCATCCACATTTAATTGGTGAGTTGCCCATTCTTCTATACTACTTCTATAAGACTTACTAAAGTAGTCTTCTATCTCAGGAAGTGTTTTTAAATTTTCAGGTGATAGTTGTTGTTGTGCTTCTTCAGATGCTGGATCCATTCCAGCTTCTATCATTTTTTGAACTAATTGCATTTCTGCATCAGCTAATAAAGTGTCTTCTATTTGTGCTTTTTTAAGAGCTAACATTTCATTATATGATTTGTCATCAACAGCTCTAAATTGTACTTTATTGTAACGTTTACTAAATTCACCAGTTAATACATTGATTACATTTGGAACAATTGGATAAAACTTAAGTTCTAACGCAGAATCATTTTCCTTTGTTAAAACATCCATCATATCTTTATAATCATTGTCTTCTTCTACTATATAATCAGACTTATCAATAATACCTTTTGCTAACTTATAATTTTTTAAAAGTCTTCTAGCATTTGATCTTAAAAATTCTACACCTTGTAGTTCTAGCCAATCTAAATTCCATGCCGCCCAATCATCAGTTTTTTCTGAAGAAGGTAAAAACTGTACTGGTTGTGTTAAGCTTGAATACGTAGGGCCTCCTTCAGCCTTGGCACCATTCTTTAACTGCATTGCATTTAATACTTTCATTACGTATTTTATTTAGATGAATCTATTTAATATTTTTAAATCCTGATCTATTAGGCCTGCTAGTTCTGGATGTTGAACTACGCCCAATATTTTTAAACGGACTATACTTTAATTTATACAAATTTTCTGAGTTTACCAAAGATTTACCCTCTGATTCACGTCTTTTAGTATATCCTCTGTTAGACTGTTGTATTTTTACAAATGCTATTAATGCACCAAATGCAACTAATCTATCTACGTTTAACCCAGGATAATAAGCTAACATTTCTTTTATTAGCATTGGATCAGGTATTCTTTCTACACCAAATGTTTGATCTGTTACTACACCATTTATATCAGTCTCCTCATTTGTTACTTCCCTTAAAAATTCTATTGCATAAGATATTAAATGACTCTTAAATAAAGTTCCTGTATTTTTCCATCCATATTCTTGATATACAGTTTTATTAGATCCAATATCTTTTAAAAATAAAATTTGTTGTTTAGGTACTAAATATCTTTGTTTTTTTCTAGCAATCATATGCTGAATAAAAAGAGATATGTTATTTTCAACTAATGTCCAGGCATTGTACCATTCTATAATTAATTCTAACCTTTCATGAGTTTTATTTATATCATCAAATCTACCACACCAGGCTGCCACTACTTTATCTTTTTCAATAAATTGTTCAACTTCACCGGATTCGGTAGTTCTTATAACTTCCATTGCATTTTTATATACAAAAATACTACATAAAGAATCAGAGGTTGTTGTCTTTCCTTCTGACACGGGATCAATAGATGCATAATATGCTCCAAACTCCGGACTTTTAATTGGTCTTTCCCATACCACAACTGTTCCTGTCTTATCAATTTGTTTTTTGTCTACAGGAAATTTACTGATTGGAAGTTTATTTGTTCTTTTAGCAAATATTCCTTTCTCATTTCTGTCTAGTTCTATTAGTTCATAAGGGTATTCTTTTTCCTCTATTCTCTTTTGCTGTCTACTTAAAATTCCTTGAGGAAAAATAGATTCTTTTCTGTATGCAAAAGCCTCAGCAATATTCATAGGCTTTTGTGAAATCCTTAACTGATATTGCTCTCCATTTAATTCATTTTTCCACCTTGATCTTTCTTCTATAATTGCTTTAACAGCTTCTTCAACTAAAGAGTTGCCATATTTGTCAATATAAGGTGGCATAGAATGCTGTTCAGGAATAAACAATCCTGCCATACCAATTGTACCATCAGCGTCCATTAGATTTGTTTCTACAGCATATATATCATTTGCTTTAGGATTTAGTATCATATCCTTTAAGGGATTACACTGTTGCAAATCTCCAACCGATCCTGCAGCAATAAACATACCTGTTGTCATCATACCAGAAGACATTGCGGGACGTAAGTATTCATATGTTTGCATCATCTTAGGTGCAATACCCGCTTCTTCATGGAAAAAATAAGTGGTAGGTCCCCCTACACCAGCTGTTGCATTTTTTTCAAATGATGCCCCTTGGATTTTAGATTTTAAACCTCTAGCAGTTTTTCTATTGTTTACTTTAACTTCTATTTGTTGTTGCCACAATAATACCTTTTCTGGATTGCTTGGTCTATACCAAGCGGTGTGCTCATTAAGAAAAGTTTTGTATTCATCTAAAAACTTCCAAGAACCTTTATCATTAATGTAATCTTTTAGTGAGGCTCCAACTTTACAAATAGATCCTTCTTCAAACCAATAGGTATTAATAATTTTACCCATATGAAAATAAGAAGAAGCAATCTGACGTTTTTTAAGTATTGCAGAATGCTTATTATTTAGCTCAGCTAATAACTCATATAATGCCATGTGATATTGAGCATCTCTTACTTTTGCAAATCCATACTTTTTTTCTTCTTTATCAAAAATTGGTAAGAAGTTTAACCACATGTAATAATCTCTGGTTAAAAAAAAACTTTTATCATTATCATTATATATTACTCCTTCTCTACATTTATTTTTTTGATCTTCCCAATAATTTGTAAAATCTTTAGATCTAAAAGGAGCATTACAATAAAACCCTTGAGTATTAAATGATTTAGCTTCTTTATTAAACTCAAAAGCTATATCAGAAAAGCCATATAAACCGGGTTCTTTAAATATAGATAATATGTATTCTATAAATAATTCTTCTGTTTCAAAATCAGTTGTTGTCCATTGCCCATTTGTATATGTAGGAACGGTTTTATACATCCGCTACTTCAACTAAAATTGCAAAGACATCTCCTTCTTGAATAAGTAAATGTTCCTCCTCATTATGTTTCATTGATGTGGGTAAACAATGTTCAGTGTATTGAACAACATCTCCAATTTTAATTTCTTCTACAGATTGACCTATACCAATTACAGTACCTATACATTCTTTTTTAATTGCCATATCAGGTAAAATAAAACCTGATTTAGTCATTGTCTCTGCTGCCTTTTGTTTGATCAAAAGTTTCTTTCCTACTGGTATTACTTGTTGTGCCATCGTTGTTAGTTTTTTTTGTATTATTAAATTCTGGTTCATCCCAATAGCAGAAATGCCATTTGGTTTCTTTTTTGTTATTTATCATATTTGATCATAAGCTAATCCCGCTCCTCCACGTACTGAACTCTCCTGTTCATTTTTCATATCAGTAAATGCTCCTTTATAAGATTGTCTTATCTGTTCAAATTTAGCAGCAGCATTAATCATAGAGTTCATATTACCGTCTCTACCGTGTTCAATGGGGGTTACCTCCATATACTTAGCTAATCTGTCTAACATAGCTTTAATACCTACGTATGCCCTGTATGTGGGTGTTTCATACATCTGCTTACACATATCTAATGCGTATCTTATCTTACCGTCTTCTGGTGATTCTTCAAGTCCTATCTCTTCTATAATAATATCTTCTTTTTCATGTTCAGGAAGATTAAAAAATGGATTTAAATCTGGATCCGGACAACTTAAATAAAATATATATTGATACACCTGCATATAAGTGTCAGGATAAGTATCCATTATTTTTTTAAGAAATGGTAAAGCATAGCAATGTTCAGAAGGTATAACTTTGTTATTTTGTATATCAAATAATCTTACTATCATATTGTTTTGATTTTATAAAGCGTCTATATAACCTTTTACTGTAGCATAACTATCACTAACATATATGGGAATAATATTTCCTTTGATATATACAGTTCGTGCATTTACTAAGCTACCATCTTGTTGATATACTGGTCCAACAGCATCTAAAGAAAGAGGGTTTATTGCAATAAAAGATTCTGATCCCTCTACTATAAATAATGTAGGAGGAACTGTGAGAGGATTTGTTGTTGCTAAAAAAACTTGTGTTAATTGTATTGATGCCATTAATTTTTATCTTTAAGCCACATCATTAATGAAGATACTTCATCTTTTAAATATGGTAGTTCATATATTTTTACTTCTTCTAAAACCGGCTCACCATTCTCCACTTTTGTAATTGGATAACCATTACTATCTTCTCCTACTTTAACAAATTTAACATGTTGAATTGTTAACTTTCCTATCTTTAATTTAGGGTTGTGCTTTTTAATAATATACGCATAAATACTCAATTGTAAGTTATAATGCTTAAGATTACAATCATCTAAATGATTTAAAGGCTTATATAATTTATTTGTAATACCCTCCCAATTAGTAAATCCTTTTTCTTTTATTTCTTTATTTGTTTTGTAATCATGGATATTAATATAACCATCTACAACCTCAACTAGATCTGCCTGTCCACATAAACCCATTGATTTTAAATAAACCATATGCTCAGGATAAACCCCTTCTTTAAGTTTTTGTACTGGTGCCAACTTTACACCTTGTTCTGTCAATAAGGGTTTTATAATAGGTACTTCTGTTCCATTGCGTTCAATAGTTTTAAAGTCTAGCATATCTGCTTCTCTTTGGTTATGATACCAATTTCCTAATTTAATAGCTCTTTGAGTTTCATTATCCCAAGCAGTAAGTATTTCTTTTGGTGTCATACCATGCCACTTAGATCTTTTATTTTTAGAAGATTTTTTGGCTTGACCTTCCCTATCAAATTTAGGTTTAAACATTCCAATAAAGGATGTTACACTTGTCCAGTTTATTTTGTCTTGATCATTACTTTCGTATATATGACCTTCTTCTTTAAATGTTATTGCCATAATTAAAATGTTGTTGATGTATACCAATAACTTTCTTTATTGTTAATTGTCATTGGTGTACTATTGTTTTGATAAATATAATTAATTGTTATTTCCATCTGATCCTATTTGTTTAATTATTAATTCTTCAGTTTCTTCTGATACTAATGAATTCCAATAACCTTTAGGGCATTCACTAGATAATGATCTTACTTTAAAAGCTAAACTACATCCACAATCAGAGCAACAAGGTTGAGTACCAGGAGCTAAGCAATCAGTTCCTTTTGCATCAAATAAAGAACAATTAATACATACTTGAAATCTACTTGTAGCTACTGCTTCAACATGTTCTTTTTTAAATAGATTATTTTTAATTCCTTCTGCAATTTTATCAATGTTTTTAAAAGCATCCATATACTTCTTCCAGGGCTTACTCATTTTTCTTACTTTTAAATTCTTTTTTTCTTAATTTAGCTTCTTCAATTTTGTTAAGTGCATCAGACATTTCTTTTATGTCTTTAATTATGTTTTCACTTTTTGCATAACCGTTATATGTCCTTTTAGCAATGTTACCTAACATGCTTTTGTTTTTCTTTATTGCTGTTTCAAGTTTACCTTTTCTTATTTCAAAAGTACCTAAACCATCTACATTTATTCTAGGATAAGCAAGCTTAGATAATTTCTTTCTTAGTTTACTATAATAGAAACTTATAAAATCATCTACTACTTGCTGATGAACTCCTACTTGCTCAGCAATACCATTTGTAAAATCTTTATGTTTCTTGGGATTCACTTCCTAAAATTTTATAGTCTAATAATACTAATCCATCAGACTGAACATTAATATCTTTATTTAAGTCTATGGTTTTTTTATTATTACCATTTTTATTAACCAATCCTTTTTTTTCAGCTTTTGATATTGCATTTCTAGCTGATTGAGCACTTTTAAAAATATTTAATTCAGTTAATAAAATACAAAATTTAGATATTTCTATTTTAGGGTTTTTAGCAAGTACAGCTAAAAAATCTAAATCAGAATTACTTATTAATGTTTTTGTAAAAAAACAATAAGTTAATATCTGATATTTTATTGAATCATTTATTTCCACTTTTAATTTAAAATCTACTTTGTTTACTATTGCCATATCTATAAGCTTAATATCATATCAACTAAGTTAGGGTCTGGATAACAATCAGATTTACCTCTTCTAACATTAGTATGTGTTAATAATCCTTTAACTTCTCCTAAGCAAGCACTAATTTGAAATCCAAATCCTTTTGTTGGACCATAAGCTTGTATATATTTTTTAAGACCTACTCTAATATCAATCTCATCTCTTTCACCAACATAGCGTATCCATTTTTCAGTTGCTTTAATTTGCTCATCAGAATATTTATGATAATTTAAATAACCTCTAAACGGTTCTTTTAATTCCATTACTTGTTCTGGTTGACAACGAGATCCTACATAAGTTTTTAAATCATTGTCTAAATAACCCATAGAACAAATTTCTAAACCTACTGAATGTCTGTTCATCCAACCTGATTGAGTTCTACCTAAATGAAATGCTTGACCTCCTTCAGGAAATGCTTGAACCATAACACCGTTATATTCATCATCACCGTTTCTATGGTTAATTCCACCTAAAACAAATTCTGTTGCTATTCTACCTCTTTTATCTCTACCCCAGTGATCAATACATCTGTAAGGATTAGCATTACCTGCAGTATGATGTAGAAATATATATTCGTTTTTGATTGGGCCTTTTATATATTCACCTTCTGGTAAATAGTGCTTATGAATTAATTGATCATAATTGGTTGTGAAGTAGTTTAAAGATATATCAGTATCTTCATCTATACCTAATTCTTCATTATATGGTTTGTTAAATAGTAATGCCCACATATCACTATCAACCATTCCTGTTACAGGTAATCCATTAGATAATTGGTATTTAATAACAGCTTTTTCTGTTAGTGGACCAAAATCACCATCTTGCGTAATATTTAATTTAGCTTGCAGATGTCTTACATTAACTTTTTTGTCTCCTTTTTTGAGTAGCATAATATTGAGTTTAAGTTAGTCAATATTTTTTGCTGCATTCTCCATAGCTTCTTTAAAAGCTTTTGCTTCTTCAGAATCTGATGCTACGCCACCTTCTTTTTGGTCAGCATATTGTTGGGACATAAACATCTGAGCTTGCATACGCTCTGCTCTAGCTTTTTCTATATCAGCTAATAGTGTTTCATATTCAGCTTGGATCTTTAAATGCTGGATGTTGTCTTTGTAAAAAGCAGTGATTTCTTCTCTCCTAGCGTTAAGTTCTTCTTTGCTAAGATTTGGTTCTTTTTCTTGTAAGTTGGTTTGTGCCATTGTAAAGTTTTTTAATTAAACGTTATACAAATATATATAAATAGTTTAACTAAAAAAAGTTTAATGTCAATTATTTCTTTTTGGATTTAGCGCCAGAGCATTTCCAACGTTTACGAGATAAGTTATTCGGGGTGTTTGGATCATTTCTTTTTTTCTTAGATACTCTTTTCTTAATACCTAAACTTCTAGCACAGTAGCTATCACCTTTGGAGGTACCAGGTTTTACCCTTGGTCCTCCTCCTTTAGCTTTACCGGCTTGTCCGTAACTAACTTTCTTACCGCTAGCTGTTACTTTGACTTTTGCTTTTCCCTTTCTAGGTGTTGCCATTATAGTTGTGTATAGACAGGTGCTCCTTCGTTATCTACTGTTTGTTTAAATCTTGTACCATTTGGTGAAGTAAAGATTACTCCTTCAGATGCTGTTGTAAGATCAATTGCCCCGTCAACATTTAAATTGCCAGAAATAGTCCCTCCCGTTAATGGAAGATATGATACCCCATCTGCAACAAAAGTTTTAATAGCCCCCATAGTAACAAGTTCTGTTTCTACTTTTGGATGAGGTTTCATTCTTTCTTGAGCGCCAGCGTATCTTGCTATTGTAATATAATCATCTGTTCTTGGTGTTACTACTTTCTTTCTTGAAAGCATTCCCATCATGTCTTGTAATATTGTTCCCATTTTTTTATCTTTTTTTTCCTTTATGTAAGCCATGACTAGCATGTTGTTTACCTTTCTTTGTTGCAGCTCTTTTCTTTTTATTAGCTGCTGCTAATTTAGCTTTACCTTTTTTAGTACTCTTTAGTTTAGCAATAGTTTTCTTTGGAGCATATACTTCACCTGTCTCAGAACTTTTCTTTCCTGATGCAGTTGTCCATTTTTGCTTAGTCCACCTAGTAAGACTTTTTTGTTGTTTAGTCTTTGCCATTACCTCGTCTTTTTACGCACACAGTTATTTACCGTCTTATTTCCTTTTTTCTTTACTCCTTTTTTAACGTAACCTACCCAACAAGATGATTTCTTTTTAGTTCTTTTATTTGGTAATGCCATTACTTTTTATGTTTACATTTTGACTCCTCTAGTCTAATTAGATCTTTTTCTAGTTCTATAATTCTATCTTCAGATTCATTTATCATTCTGATTTTTTTTTCTAGTCTAGTTTCCAAGACTACCATATCATCTGATAATTGTGCAATTTGACTATACGCTATACCCATAGTAAATATAATACCTATGATCCAGATTATATTACCCAAATTTAAAGTAAAGTCTTTCATTATTTCTTAGATTTATAACCGCCACCATTTGCTTTGTAACGTTTAGCAAGCATTTGTGCTTTACGTGCTGACCATTGTCCGGGTGCTCCACCTTTCCCCCCTGCCTTAATAGAATTGAATAATCTTTTACGCATTGTTGGTTTAGTATAGTTTCCCGAACTATTTACAGTACTTTTCTTTTTTGTTGCCATAATTAATCTTCTATTCCTAAGTTTATACTTTGTGGAAATTTAATATGCATAATATCACGAAGATTAGCACACTTCTCATAATCCTCCTCTTGAATATAAAAATCAATCATATTCTCAAGCTCACTTAAAGCTGGTCCTAATTCAGGGTCAAATGCTAATACAGCATCTAAATCATTTCTATATTTGTCTTCTATCATCTCATCAAAGCTTATGGCCTTAATTAATAATCTATAAGAGTTGTCAAAAGCATCAGCTAATATTTCATCTTGTAATTCTGCTTTTCTGATCTCTTTCATAAAGTCGTCACTTGCATCATTATTATCCATACTAATTATCCCTTTTATTAAAATAGTAATAACTATCTCTTTAAGACAATATACAAAATTTATTATTTATTTAAAAGAAAAAATCCACATACGTACAAACAAAGGTAACCAAAAAAAAATTTTTCCTACCAAAAAAAATAGTGTGTATTGCATAGGTGAGAGGTCCTATGCTTCTACTCCCCAGCAAATTTTTGGCGCGAGGGTACCCCCTGTAAGTAATCGCCATTAATTTAATTTAATTCTTATTATTATGAGTGTATTCTTTAGAAAAGTAAACATCAATGCTGCAAGAAACAGCGCAACAGTAATCGTATCATCTTCTGCACTGAGCAACAAGGTAACAACACTGGCTGGCATGCCTGTAGCAACACGTAGCAACAGTGATATATCCTTTGGCGTCTTAAGCCTTATGGACCCTGAAACTGGAGAAACTATGAAAGCTGACCATCCAACCATTGCTGCTATTCAACAAACGCTTAACGTGGGAGATGAGATGGAAGGATTCCAAATGACTGACAACTTCGTCATGGATATGGTAACCAAAGAACCAACAACTCTGAGATGGGTTGAGGCAGTATAACATAACGGAGGAGGGTGTAACAACTCTCCTCTTACTGTTACTTGATTGTTACTTGAACTCATACTTTTAGACAGGAACAATGGAAAATAACCGGTCATTCCTATCTATCTGCTCTTCAGCTGCTCCTTTCAGTCGCTTCTGTCTGCTCCCAAGCTAATAATTGCAGTTACTTGCTTAATTGTTTATTAAAAAGTAATTTATATTCAAGTGTGTGTGACAAAATGAATATGACACCTCATACACCACATATTACCACTTTCTACCACTCAAATAAATATCATCACCCTTATTATTATATATAGCTAACACCAAGACGAGTGTAA